ATGACCTAGTTGATGAAGAAACAGTAGATATAGTCTTCTTACGTGAAAAACTGCATGAAGACTTTGCTAAAACTAAGATTAGAAAGGCTGTTGCTGAGTGTCTTATCAATGCTGCCGTCTATGGCACAGGGATGGGAGAGATTGTACTAGAGCAGATTAAAGAAATGGCTCCAGCTACGCAGCCAATCATGGATGGAGCATTGCAAGCTGTTGGTGTTAACATCACCGAACGCACTATTGTACGTCTTGTCCCTATCCTGCCACAGAACTTCTTGATTGATCCTGTAGCTACAAGCATTGAAGAAGCTATTGGTGTATGTATTGATCGGTATGTCCCTACACACACGGTAGAGATTGAACAAGAGAAGGGTGTTTATAAGAAAGTATCGCTAAACACTAGTGAGTTTGATATTGATCTTGAAGCAGACCATGAGTTGGTAGATCAACCAGAAGATAAAGTAAGGTTGACTAAATACTTTGGTCTTGTTCCTCGACATCTGTTGATTAATGCAGACAACGAAGAAGATGAAGAGATTGTAACGCTTACTGATGAAGCCAGAGAAGACGAAAGCTACTACATAGAAGCTGTAGTGGTTATAGCTAACGGAGGCGTTCTCCTAAAAGCTGAAGAGAACCCCTACATGATGCAGGATCGTCCTGTAATTGCATTCCCTTGGGATGTAGTCCCTAGTCGCTTCTGGGGTCGTGGTGTTTGTGAGAAAGGCTACAACAGCCAGAAGGCACTTGACGCAGAGCTGAGAGCACGTATAGACGCACTGGCACTCACAGTACACCCTATGATGGGAATGGACGCTACGAGGATGCCAAGGGGCTTTAAACCAGAGATAAGCCCAGGTAAGATTATCCTCACCAATGGCCGTCCTGATGAAATCTTCTATCCCTTTAACTTTGGTCAAGTAAGTCAGATTACCTTTGCTCAGGCAGAGGCTCTACAACGCATGGTACAGACCGCTACAGGCGCTATAGACTCAGCAGGTATCGCAGGTAGCATTAACGGAGAAGCTACAGCAGCGGGTATCTCAATGAGTTTGGGAGCCTTGATTAAGCGTCAGAAGCGCACGTTGATTAACTTCCAAGAAAGTTTCTTAATACCTTTCATTACTAAAGCTGCTCACCGTTACATGCAGTTTGATCCTGAGCATTACCCTGTTAAAGACTATAAGTTTAATGTTGTTAGCTCTCTCGGTATTATTGCTAGAGAGTATGAAGTATCTCAGCTTATCCAACTGCTACAAACTATGTCTCAAGAGTCTCCGCTGTACAGTACATTGATACAGTCTGTGGTGGAGAACATGAACCTTTCTAATCGAGAGGAGATGGTAGCATTGATTCAACAGTCAGGGCAGAAATCGCCAGAGCAGCAGCAGGCTGAACAGCAAGCAGCACAGGAAGCCCAGGCATTGCAGAAGGCTCTACAAGAAGCTCAGATTGGTGTCTTGAATGGTCAAGCTGAAGAGTTTTTAGCAAGGGCTAAGAAGTATGATGCTGAAACAAAAGCAGTGCCAGTTAAACTTGAGACAGAACAAATCAAGACTATCGGTGAGTTAGACTCAGACGATGAACGTAACTTTAAACAGCGTGTAGAGATTGCACGTTTAGCTATAGCCGAGAAAGGCAAAGGGAGACGATGATGTTTGTGAGTAAAGCTGATTTAACTAAAATGGCTGTAGAGACTAACACAGGCTTTGCAGCGGTCTATCAAGAACTGCGAGAGATTAAGGAAGAGCTTAAGGCTGTAAAAGAACTTGCTAATAAGAAAGGCGGTAACACATTAAAGAAAGAAGGTCAAGAAAAAGATTGACAAAAACACAAAAGTATGCTACACTCGGATAAACTTTAAAAGGAGAAACAATTATGATGTATGGCAAAGGCAAGAAAAAAAAGAACAAGTAACTAACAGAGGTAATGCAGATGACTGATAATGACCTGGAACAGTTCTACGGCGATATCAAAGAGATGTGTAATACCGCAGGCTACAAAGCCTTTTGTGCAGAGTTAGAGACACAAGTAAACAACATAAACTCTGTAGAGTACACTAAGAATGCTGATGAGTTGAACTTCCGTAAAGGTCAGTTAAACATTATTCGTACATTCTTAAACCTAGAAATGAGTATTGAAGCTGCTTCAGAGCAGTTGTTTGTCGGAGACACCAATGCGTAGAATCTTCGACTTCCAATGTTCTGCTAATCATATCTTTGAAGCCTTTGTAGATTCAGAGTGCCGAGAGATGGATTGTAGAGTTTGTAATGAAGCTGCTGTAAGAATAATCTCACCTGTTCGGAATATGCTTGACCCCATCTCTGGTAGTTTCCCAGGGGCTACAATGAAGTGGGCTAGAGACCGAGAAAGGAAGATTAGTAAAGAACGCAGAAGCGCCGAATAAGCACAACTTCTGTATATCTCCACAATGTAAAAGCACGGAGTTTAGTAATGGCAGCATTTTTGCTTGATGAAGAAGAGCGTTTAGAAGGCAACGTAGACCAAGCCCCAGAGCAAGAAGTACAACAAGAACAACAAGAAGAAGTCGATGACATTCCTGAGAAGTACAAAAACAAGAGTGTTAAAGACATTGTACGGATGCACCAAGAAGCTGAAAAGCTCGCTGGTAGGCATAGCTCTGAGATTGGAGAACTACGCAAAATCGTTGATGATTTTGTAGTCTCACAAACAGAACTCAAGAAGGATAAGAAAAAAGCAGTTGATGAGGTTGATTTCTTTACGAATCCTAGCGAGGCTGTTAAAGCCCTACTGGATAACGATCCTCGTTTAAAGCAGGCTGAAAACCTGACTAAACAAATGACACGCAGTGTAGCTGTGAATGAGTTGCAGAAGAAGCACCCAGAGATGAGTGATATTCTCAACAATCCAAAGTTCAATGAGTGGATACAAGGATCGAATATACGTAGGCGATTATATGAGCAAGCTGACAAGTCTTTTGACCATGAGGCTGCTGACGAATTGTTTACTCTCTGGAAGGAGAGGACTCAGTTAGTAAACCAAACAGTGAGTGCTGAGAAAGATAAGCGTACACAACAAGTCAGAGCAGCCGCTACCGGCAGTTCTAACGGAAATGTGGACACTAACAGTCGTAAAGTGTATCGCCGCGTTGACATTATTAAACTAATGCGTGATGACCCAAACCGCTATGAAGCTCTTTCTAATGAAATCATAAGAGCCTACGCAGAGGGTCGAGTTAAAGGCTAAGTCCTTTAGGAGATATACAAATGGCAACTTCAGTTTATCCCGCTACTGGCGGTTTTGTAGACAACACTAGTGCAGCTACGTTTATTCCTGAATTGTGGAGTGACGAGGTACGCGCAGCCTATGAGAAGAATCTCGTTATGGCTCCGCTTGTTAAAAAGCTGACAATGAAGGGTAAGAAAGGCGATACCATCAATATCCCTGCTCCTATCCGTGGTGTAGCTACAGCTAAAGCTATTAACACTGCTGTTACAGTGCAGCAGGAAACAGAAGGTAACGTAGCTGTTGTCATCGACAAGCACTTTGAATATTCTCGTATGATCGAGGATTTGACAGAAGTGCAAGCGTTGGCATCACTGCGTAGATTCTACACTTCTGATGCAGGTTATGCTCTGGCTCGTCAGATTGACACAGACTTGCTTGCTCTTGGTAAGACGTTGGGTAATGGCACTACTACGTTTGTTCACAATGCTTCTTTCTACAACGATGCTTCTACAGGTCTTACAGCTTATGCAGCAGACACAGTTGTTGCAGCAGATGTATTCACTGATGCAGCTCTTCGTGGTTTGATTCAGAAGCAGGATGATGCAGATGTACCGATGGATAACCGTTGTTTTGTTATTCCTCCGTCATTGCGTAATGCCATCATGGGTATTGATCGTTATGTATCTACAGACTTTGTTGCTGGTAAAACAGTTAACAATGGCTTGATTGGCAACCTGTACGGCATTGACGTATACGTTACCAGCAACTGCCCTATTGTAGAGACTGATGATGACAACAGTGTCGGTGGTCAACTACGAGCAGCTATGCTGTTCCACAAAGACACCTTCATCTTGGCAGAGCAGCTTGGTATTCGTTCACAGACTCAGTACAAGCAAGAGTTCTTGGGCAACCTGTACACTGCTGACACTCTGTATGGTGTTAAAACCTACCGTCCTGATAGTGGTTTTGTCTTAGTTGTAAACGGCTAAGATAACTAGGGAGGGGTTGTTAACGCAGCCTCTCCCTAACACTCAACACAGCATAAAGGGTTTAGCATGTCTACTCGTATCATAACCAAGAATAGTTCAACCGCTTCTGCAATACCCTCTAATGCCGACCTTGTTCAAGGCGAATTAGCTGTAAACGTAACTGATAAACGGTTGTTTACTGAGAATGCCAGCAACACTGTTGTTGAGCTAGGTACTAATCCAACATCCATCACCACAGGTAATATCACTTCTAGCGGTACAGTTAGTGGTAATGTTACTTCTAGTAATGCTGTTATTACAGGTGGTAGTGTTAATGGTGTACCTATTGGTGCTACAACAGCATCAACTGTTAGAGGCTCTATAGTCACTGCAACCACTAACTTTGCAGGGGCTTTGACAGGTAACGTAACAGGTAACGTCACAGGTAACGTGACAGGTAATGTTACTGGTAACGTGACAGGTAATGTCACAGCAAGCAGCGGAACTACTACGCTTAACAACCTTGTTATCAATGGTACAGTAGACTTTAACGCAGCAGTGTTGTCTGACTTAGGTGCTCCTGTATCATCTACAGACGCAGCTACCAAAGGTTATGTAGACACACAAGTAAGTGGATTGATTGATTCAGCTCCAGGTGCATTAGACACGCTCAATGAGCTTGCAGCAGCCTTAGGTGATGATCCTAACTTTGCAACATCTGTAACAAACTCTCTAGCAACTAAACTAGCATTAGCCGGTGGTACGATGACTGGTGCTATAGCTATGAGTAGCAACAAGATTACAGGGCTTGGTACGCCGTCAGCAGGTACTGACGCAGCTACCAAAGCCTATGCAGACACTATGCTACCTCTTGCAGGTGGTACATTGTCTGGCGCTATTGCAATGGGTACAAACAAGATTACTGGTTTGGGTGATCCTACTAACGCACAAGATGCAACAACTAAGACGTATGTAGATGGTATTCTAAGCAGTGGAGAAGATGCAGCAGCCGCAGCAGCCGCAGCAGCCTCTTCAGCTTCTGCTGCTTCAACGTCAGCAAGCAATGCCGCAACTTCAGCAAGTAATGCGGCTACAAGTGCAACTAACTCAGCCAACTCAGCAACAAGCTCTGCTGCTTCTGCAACGACAGCAACAGCACAAGCAGTAATAGCTACAACGCAAGCCAACAACGCCACCACACAGGCCAACGCTGCCTCTGCTAGTGCTGCCTCTGCTGCTGCGATTGTGAACATATCAAGCGTGACTACGTTCACCAATCCACTGGCTCAGGCTGTGTCGGTGCAGATGACGGCATCAACTACGGTGGGTGGGGTGCAGCAGCTTGATAATGACAATCTGGACATGGGGACGAATGATTTTACGTTGGAGTTTGACGAGGTCATTCCGACTACGCGACCTGCTGCTGCGATTGTTTTAGACCGCAAACACGATGGCACGAATGGGTATATCTTATCTGTGCTGACTACCGGCATTGTGCGGTTGCAAATTAACGCCACCAACTATGACTCAACCGTTGCTTTGGCTTCGGCTACCAATGTCGATCCAAAGCTGATGATTGTTGTTGTCAGAGAAACTGCGACTGTTGCTGGCTCTGTTACTTTCTACAGTAATGGTGTGATTGTTGGAACTGCAATATCTATCACGGCAGGTACTCCAACAACTGTAAACAACGCCTCTGCAAGAATCATCAACGGAACAACCACAACCCGCACAGCCGGTACTTTCCAAGCCTCCCGCCTATTCAACCGCGCCCTAACCGCAGCAGAAGTCCTCGACCTTAGCATCAACGGCGTTGCGCTGGCTGATCGGGGGGCGAGTCAGACTCCTGTAACGACGTTTGATTTTAGCGCAGGCACAGACAGCTTTACGGGCGGGAGCTGCACAATAACTGGAAACATAGATTCTATTGGAGGCAAAGACAATACGCTGCGTGCGGTAACAACAGCGGCCAGTTTTGCAAGGTGGTCTCGGACTTACAGTAATGCACAGCTTTTGAAAAACGGAAAAGTTGTAGCGGAATTTTATCGGCCATCTGGCAACGTAACAGTCACAGGAGTGCAGCTCAGGCTCAATGTAGGGACTGCACACCCCGGCACCACAATCATATCTGCGGTTCAGTTGCCTGCTAACACATGGACAGTTGTAGAATGGATAGTGCCGCCAACAATTACTACAGACCAAACTTCTCTGGCTTTTTACTTTGTCGATGCCGCAGGTTCTGCCAGCAACAACACCTCTAACGACACCATATACATGGCAAGCGGAGGCACTTACACGCAGACCGGCATCACCTCCGAACTCCTAGCCAGCAACGCTCAAAGCAACACCGGCCAAATCTTTGACACAAGCGGCAACAAGAATCACGCGCGGCTGCCTGCAAGTGGCGCAACAGTCGTTGGTCGCCCTGTATCACAAACCCGTGAAGTACGCTGGACGAATACATGGGACGGTACTAATGAATTGCAATACATCGGCGGTGTCAACCAAGCGATCCTACCGGCTAATGCCTACATCGAGTCAATCATCGGCACAGTATCGGGCGCGACTCCGCATGACATTATCATTGGTGATGGCTCAGACGCTGACCGCTACGTGACGATTACAACGGGGCTGGCTGCTGGGACAACGAGCTTTACGCTGGCTAGTCGGACGACAGACGGCACGAACCTAAAACTCACTGTAGACCCCGACACTAATGCGACTATGAGCATTGCTTGGGTAATCCGTTATTCAGTGTTGGAGAGCTAACATGATCACACTAACCGTCAACGGCGAACAAGTAGACTGCTACAACGGCGACATAGTTAAAGACACAATAGAGACTTCTGTAGGCACTGTACCTTTTGAGTGGTCAACAGGCTTTGCACCTGAGCAAGCAATCTATGCTATTGAGCAATTCATCAATGGTACGCCGGTAGAGGTGCAGTCAACGGGGAGAGGCTGGATTATTGATTTAGCTTCAGAGACGCATCCACAGGCTGAGATAAATACGATTGATTTCATGTCTAACCTGGTGAACTTCAGGTGGATAGATTCAGCCTACACAGGCGACTGCGCTGCACAGCTTGTATTCACAGTAGAAACTACACCTGCTGAAGTAGCGGGTGCAATTACTGCCTTGTTGTAGGAGTAGATCATGGACATCGAAGAAGGCGCACTGCGTAGAATTATAAGAGAAGAAATGAAGTCAGCTCTGAAAGAAGTAGGCCTACACGATGAAGAAGCTGGTGACGATGTCCGACAGTTAAGGAGCTTGCTAGACGATTGGAAGGGTATGAAGACAACAATATGGCAGACGATAGCTAGAGCAGGTACGTTGTTTGTCTTAGGTTTGTTAGCTCTAGGTACATGGAATAAAATAGGTGGCTCAGAATGATTAAGAAGATTAAAGCAGCATTGTCGCTGATGAAGGCTGGTAAGGTTGTTGCTGACCCTGCTAAGTGGAAGGCTAGGCAGATTGAGACATCTGCACTGGTTACTGCTCTGTGGGCTTTTGTCAGCGCCTCTTCAGCGTTTGGTTTAGAGATTCCAGTTAATGCAGAGATTATTGATGGTGTTGCTGTCGCTATGCTTGCTATCGTTAATGTCGTGCTCACAGTTACCACCACAGATAAGATCGGCGTGTAATGTCAGTGTCACCCCACAAGTTGAACTAGTCTTAGATGCTCCTGTGTTGCTTGATAAGGCTAACATAGTGGGTATTAAGATAGAGACTAAATGTGTTATTCAGGAGTTATTATGAAACTACTCAGTATTATCAGAACCATTGTCGCTCTGCTCCCTATGTTGATTGAAGCTATTAAAGCTGCTGAAGAGGCTATACCTGGTAACGGTAAAGGTGAACAGAAGCTAGTGCTGGTTAGAGGTATGCTACAAGCAGCCTATGAAGCTGCTACAGATGTTGATGGTACGTTTGAAGAAGTATGGCCTGCTATTAGTAAAACCATTAGCACTGTTGTAACCTCTCTCAAAGCCGCTGGATTGTTCAAGTAAGGAACTATTATGTCAGCACCTGTTTATATAGGGCCGGTAATAACACCACAGACACCTTCATGGAGTGTTATAAACCCCACAGACATTAGAGGCGGTGGTGGCGGTGTCTATGATAGTTTGTTTGGTGGAATTGTCCCTGACTTCTCTACAATGGACTTAAACTTAGACCCTACAGGTGTAACTCCTGAAGTAGATCAAGCTGTGTTAGATGCGTGGTTAGCTGAGAATGGTTTTACTTTTAACTACGATCCTAAGAAAGATAAATCAGCAGAGGTACAGTTTGTAGAGCAACTAGCAGACTTCCAAGCAACACTAGCTGAGAAGCTCAGGACAGAAGTTATAACACAAGAGGAAATGGCTCAGTTATTAACAGCAGCTCACAGCAGCGTAGGTGTTGATGTTTTTCTAGACCCCTCTAAGATGACAACTAGAGCTAGTGACTATGGTGTTAGAACAGATGACAGACAAACACTAGCAATCCCTACACCAACATTTACACAGACCAGTGCTGCTCAACAGGCTGCTGCACAGGCTGCTGCTAGTGCTGCGGGACAAAGTGCTATTGATGCTGCTGTTGGTAGCATAATGAATCAACAGACAGCAGGTGGTGTCAGTGCTAGTAACGCTAGCGGTGGTGGTGTAGTAACAGGAGATGTTGGTAGTGCGTCAGCAGCAGCGTCTCCTGAGCAACAATGGCAAGAAGTATTAAGTAGACCTAACCTTGATATTGCTACAGCTGTTAATGAAGCTATGCGTATTTATGGTAACTCACCCGCTGGAGTAGCCGCTGTTGTTAACGCAGCTAACAGTGCTGGAGTCAGTGCTCAAGAGGTGGCAAGTGTTTCAGGGTTTGAGCTACCAGCGTTGTTAGAAGCTGCGACAGCCTCTGGTGTCTCTTTCGTTAAGAACGTCCCAGACACTATTGTATCGCTAGAGCCTGATGAAGACTTGTTCGGTACTAATACAGGATTAGAAGATACTTTAGGTGCTACTGCTGGAACAGGTGTTAGCGGTAATGCAGGTGTAGGCACTGGTGTAGGTTTGTTAGGAGGCGCTGCTGGTACTAATCCAGACGGTACTCCAATCCAAGAAGGTACAGGGCCTATTACAACTCAGACTAAACAAGAGCAATGGCAACAGATAGTAAATGATCCTAACGTAGATGTTGCAGGCGCTGTAGCTGCTGCTCAGTTAATATTTGGTAATACAGCTGAAGGTGTTATTGCTGTTGCTGAAGCAGCTAATAAAGCTGGTGTCAGTGCTCAAGAAGTAGCAGAGAGTTCTAATTTTAACATAGCTGACTTAATAACAGCAGCAGCCTCTGTCGGTGTTCCCTTCTTGATTGATAAGAAGACTACAGCTACAAACAACACAGCAACAACAAACAACACAGCAGCTACTAATACTACAGCAACAACAAACAACACAGCAGCTACAAACACCACAGCTACAGGCACTGCTGGTACTGTAGGTGCTACAGGCGCAATAGGTGCTACAGGCGCAGTCGGTGCTACAGGCGCAGTTGGAGCTACAGGTGCAACAGGCACTGCTGGCACTGCTGGCACTGCTGGAACTACTGGCACTGCTGGCACTGCGGGTGCAACAGGAGCTACCGGAGCCACAGGAGCTGCTGGGACTGCTGGAGCTACGGGAGCTACGGGAGCTACAGGTGCCGCTGGAGCCGCTGGAGCCGCTGGCGCTACCGGAGCAACAGGCGCTACAGGTGCTCAAGGTGTTGCTGGTGCAACAGGCGCTACAGGTGTTGCTGGCGCAACAGGCGCTCAAGGTCTTCAAGGACTTCAGGGTGAAAGAGGACTTCAAGGTGCAACAGGCGCTACAGGTGCTACAGGTGCTGCCGGTGTTGCTGGTGCAACAGGTGCAACAGGTGCTGCCGGTGCTCAAGGTGTTGCTGGTGCAACAGGTGCTCAAGGTATACAAGGTATACAAGGTGAGAAAGGAGATAGAGGCGAACAAGGTTTAATGGGTTTAGCAGGCGCTGCTGGAGCTAAAGGCGACAAAGGCGACACAGGTGCTACAGGCGCTGCCGGAGCAGCTGGTGCTACAGGTGCAGCAGGCGCTGCTGGAGCTAAAGGCGACAAAGGCGACAAAGGCGAACAAGGTTTAATGGGGCTAATGGGATTGATGGGCTTGACAGGTGCAGCAGGCGCAGCGGGTGCAGCAGGCGCTCCAGGCGCTCCAGGTGCTCAGGGTGTACAAGGTGTGCAAGGTGTACAAGGTGAAAGAGGCCCAGCTCCTATAGTTAATAGTATCTTTGCACCAGAGTTATTTAAATCATCAGCAACACTAGCTCCAGAAGTTAACACACTCTTTGGTGGCTTCAGAAGGAGTCAAATGCAATGATATATATAGATATTGTTAATAACGTACTACGCAGATTGCGTGAATCAGAAGTACAGACAATAGCTCAGACATCCTATTCAAAGCTTATTGGTGACTTTGTTAATGATGCTAAGACTATAGTTGATAGTGCTTGGCGGTGGTCACAGTACAGGGTTGAAATAGCATTCAACACAACTAACACTGTAGCTACATATTCTCTGACAAACAGTGGTGTTAATCCTGTTGTTGTTAATGCTTTGAATGATACTAATAACATCTTCTTAGAATACAAAAGCCCTACATGGTTTGAACAACAGACAAAGCTACAAGACATCGTATATGGCGCTCCAGCCTACTACACCTTTGCCGGTGAAGACGGTGGTGGTGATGCCATTGTTAAAGTATACCCAGTACCTGATGCATCTTATGCCTTAGTGTTTAATGTCATTAAAGACCCTGTAGACCTCGCCATTGAGACAAGTAGTCTACCTATACCTCACCAACCTGTGATTCAACTAGCCTTTGCTATGGCACTGCGTGAGCGAGGTGAGACAGGTGGACAGAGTGCAGCGGAGCAGTTTGGAGTAGCAGAGACTTTCTTGTCAGACGCTATAGCCTTAGACGCTGCTAAGAACCCTGAAGAACTTATCTGGAAGACTGTGTAATGGCTCAACAACTACAGAGTATTAACATATCAGCTCCAGGCTTTGCTGGCATTAATACGCAGGATAGTCCTATTAACTTATCTCCAGTGTTTGCTGCTATTGCTGACAACTGTGTTATTGATAAGTTTGGTAGAGTAGGGGCTAGACAAGGGTTTACATTAGAGACAACAACTACCAACGGTAATCTCGGTACTTCGATAGGTGTAGAGTCTATAAAAGAGTACAAAGACTCTGCCGGTGTCTCTGCAATCTTCACAGCAGCTAATAACAAGATACTCAAAGGGACTGCTACGTTAGTTGATAAGACTCCTGCTGCTTACACCATCACTACTAACAACTGGCAGATGGTTAACTTTAACGACAGGATGTACTTCTTCCAGCGTGGCTACGAACCTCTAGTGTACATTGGCTCTACAGATGTCCTGGCTAAGATGAGTAGCGTATCAGGAGCAGCAGGAACACCACCACAAGCTAATACAGCTATTGCAGCCTACGGTAGAGTATGGTGTGCTGACTTCG